AGCGTTAGCTTGTAGGTAAGTTTCTAAAGAACTTGTTGGCCCCCACCACACCACAGTGTTTGCGGCTGTTAAGGTAACTCCATGCGCGGCGGCTTGAGGTTGGATAACTAATACCTTTGGATCTTCTTGTTCTTGAAAGCGTTTGAATATATCCGTGCGCTTAGGTGCAGACACGTCACCACGTATAACTTCTGTAGTTATTCCCTCATCACGTAGTCTGTTAGTAAGTATATCTATCACATGTTTAAAGGGTACAAACACTAATACTTTCTTACTAGACTCGTCTATGACTTCACGTAACACTTTGTACCTGTGCTTTATATCAAATTCTAACGCTCCTCCCTTGTCCGTATACACTGCCCCTGCTGATATTTGTAAGAGTTTATTCATGTTGACTGCCGCGTTTGCCGCTGTTATTTGTTCTCCTGCGGCTTGCATTACCATCTTACTCTTTAGTTCTTTGTAGTACTTAGTCTGCTGTCGGGTCATTTCTACCTCTCGGTTAACGTACACCATAGGAGGTAAGTCGAGGCACTCTTCTTTAGTAAAGCGTATCGCAGGTTGCAGTGCTTTGTACACTGTTTCGGTAGATGTTTCTTTTGGCACCCACTTAAAGTTAGTTACCTTGCGCATGACTACATCACGAAAAGAACCAAAGAACTTAGGTACACTGTTTGGATTTACCAACTTGGCTAGACCGTAAGCATCTAAAGGACTCTGTGCCGCAGGAGTTCCTGTCATCATCCATAGCCACGTATTAACACCTATTAACCTGTTGAGTGTCTTCCATCTATTAGTTTGAGGGTTTTTATAGTGCGTTGCTTCGTCCACTATTATTAGGTCAAAGCCTGCGTTGGCTACAACATCCTCCACTATGGCTAACCCATCGTAGTTTATTACCACGTAGTCAGCACCATTGTTGATTATGTCCTTACGTTTTGCGGCAGAGCCATAGGCTACGTCAACTGTACGATGCATGGCAAAGGTAAACAGATCGTTACGCCATGCGGAATCCATAATAGATAAAGGGCACACAACAAGTACTCTGTTTATTAACCCCTTGTTTAGTAAGAAGTCTGATGCCCATATAGCACTAGCTGTTTTGCCTGTGCCTTGCTCGTTAAAACAAAAAGACTTTCGGTTAAGAGTTAGAAAAGCGGAGGTTGTTTTCTGGTGGTCAAAGGGTGTGTACTGACCTGTCCATGTGTAAGTACCTTCTATAGGCGATGGAGCTTTTATGTTTAAGTTTCTTAATACGTGAGTTTCTTCTATACCCCAATTAACTAACACTTTGTTATCTTCTAATTCTTTACTCTTAGGTATCACTGTCGTAACTTGTTTAGGGTTACGCAATCTTAGTAATAACGAGTTGTTATTTACTATCCTCAATTTCACTCTCCGTCAGAAAAAGGCGTAAACAGGTGTCTGGTTACGCTAAAAATTAAATTGCCCCACTTTGTCTGCCGATGGGGCTAGGTCGGCATTCAGGTCAACGAAATGACAAACCTTAGACTACCTGATTTTTACAGATTTAGAAGTTAGGGGTAACTTCTTAGTAACCAAAAAGGAAGGCTACCTCTGGGTTTTTTAAAGACGCATCAGGGTAAGCGTCTATACCATCATTTCTTTTTCTTGTAGTTCCTACTACGGTTAGCAGATCTACTCTCTACTGTTACTCCGTCCTTGTTACTACCACCCCTGCTTAATGCTTTCTTATGGCTAACATCTTTACCTTCACGCTTATCTGCTTTGCCATTCTTGTTAGCGTCTTTACCTTCCTTATCCATCTTGCGCCTAGCACGTTGTCTTTCCATACGTGCTTTATGCTCCTTACTACCAACAGGAGGATTCTTTTGTTTCTTACGGTCTTTCGGATTCTTGTAGGGCATTAGTTCCTCCCGTTATATACGCATTCGGTCACTATACAATGACGTTTACATAAGCCACTTTGGTTGGCGTTCCATACGTTGTTCTTGTACGCTTTCTCCATACGGCTGTAGTCAGTAAGCCACTTACTCCATAGGCTCAATGCTTCTTTCTGTACGTACTGTTCTTTAACCAACTCATCACATACCACAAACACCAAACCCCCACGCACTGTTTCTATGTTGGGGTAATGCTTAAAAACTGCCATAGCCATTAGTTCAAGCTGACCTTTATCTGCATACCTAGTGTTCTTACTTGTCTTGTAATCTACAACCCATGCTACCTTATCTTCTTCATTTAAGATAACTAAATCTGCTATACCCCTCCACCACACATCATCAGCAAAAAAGTCGCAGGGTTCTAAGTTCTCTGTAAGCCCCATCTTCAACTCACATATCTTATCTCCCTTTTTAGCAACGAGAGAATCTAATACTGCTTTACCATACATAAACTTCTCAGGGAGTGGAGTACCATCCCTAACGTATTCTTCTGCGGCTAAGTGAAAAGCTGTGCCGTAGTACATTGCATCTGTCTCAGGCTCTTTATAGTCCTTCGATACTTTAAGGTGGTAAAACTTCTTAGGGCACTGTTCAAAAGACTTAATCTTTGAGAATGACCACGGCTTTATACTCAATGGTGTGTAACCTCTTCTGCGGTTGCTCTATTTAAGGCATGTAAATATTTTTTGTGGTTAGCCCAAAAAATGTCATCAGTTATTTCAAATTCTCTAGGCACCTCGTACAAACCAAACATTAGGTAAGGAAACTTTTCTTCTTCAAATCGTTCCATAACTTCTTCAGCTATTTCTTTATTCTTGTACACACCATCCACGTACTGCGTACCTTCAAATAAAACTATATAATTACTCATCAGGTTCACAATCTCCGTAGGCTTTGGCTATGCCAGACTCGCAGTCCAGTGGTAGTCCTTCAGCCCATGTTGGGGTTTTACGCATACACGTTTCTATGTATGCCCGCGCTTCTTCGGCCTTGTCTAGTGGCACGCAACACGCTATCGAATCATGTACTGTCAATACTACTCGGTATTTCTTAGCTATGTCTAGCATCTGCTCGGCAATAACGCACCGCGCTATGCCTTGACATACATTCTCTACAACCTTGCCACCGTATATCCTAGTTCGGCCTCGCCTTGTCTTGTAGTCAAACTCTATACCACGCTCACCCTGCGCCCACTTTAGGTCACCGTATTTCATTAGTAGCCCAGAAGGTAATCTTACACCAACAAAATGATCTGTAGCTACGGGCTTAATTATCCCATGCGTACCAAACGCTTTAGCTGTACCGCGAGACATACCCACTAACATGTTCTGGCAATCGCGCCATAAGATGCTTATCTTCCAGTTAGCTTCTCGGTATATTTGTATTACCCTACGCGCTTCGGCCAAGTCCATGTGGACTCCCATACCTTTCAACTGTTCGGTAAACCGCATAGCCCCCATGCCATACCCTGCGCCTAGTATAGTAGTCTTACCAACAAACCTTTGTTCCTTAGTCACTTGGTCTTCGGGTATGTTGTAGATGATAGCCGCCATTTTTACGTACACATCTTCTTTGTTTGAGAATGCCGATACCAGATCCTCCTGCTCTGCAAGCCACGCCAACACACGCGCCTCTATCTGAGAGGAATCGCAGTCAATTATTATATGCCCAGCAGGGGCAACTATACTACGCTTCAACTTCTTTCCATGTGTTCCACGACTAGGTAGGTTCTGTAGATTTATCTTATCGTCCCCACCCCACCTACCTGTATGCGCGGCATAGTACCGTACAGGTACAGGCAATAACCCTCGCTTAGATATGTCTATGAATCTTTGGGTGCGTGTTTCTTCAAGGGTACTTTTATTACCTAGCCTCGCGTTAGCTAATGCTTGCACCTTATAATCAGGGTGCGTAAGTAATTGCTTGAATCCATCATCGGTCTTTGCGAAAGCAAACGCATCCTTGCCTGTGGTAGGGCTTACTTTGGTTGGGGGTACTATACCTATACCTTTTAACAACTCGGCAAACTTATCATTACTCATCAAATCTTTCTTAGTCGCACCACAAGAAGTTATCAGGTTATCCTTCACTGCTTTAGTAGTTTCCAAATGTTGTTCTAGTAACCCTAAATCCAAGTCAAGCATAGGTTCGGTGAACATACGTAAGGTAACATCAATCACTCGTAGTTCTTGGCGAGGAAAGTTCTTACCCATTATCTTAAACAACTTATAGGTCAACTCCACGTCATTGACGCAGTAGTCACCATACTTATCTAAGGCTTCTTCTGAAAAGGAGTCACGTCTTTTTCCGATAGCGTCAAGAACCTCCGTACCCTTCTCTCCGATTTCGTATCTTTGTGATAATGCGTGTAGACTACCGCCAACTTCGACCCCATGTAGAGCACGAGCAATGCACAGAGTATCAGTGTAGCGACGAGGGTGAACACCAAAACACCAACTGAGAATAGAACCATCAAACATAGTATTGTGAGCGAGTAGTACGCTATCCGCCCAATTAAAAGTGTGTAAGTACTCTTTAAGGTCTTCATGCGTCCCACTAGCCCACTCCGTATCTTGATTGTTGACTTTAACTCCTACCCCGATCACCTCAAAGCGAGGATCACGGATGTAAGACTCGGTTGTCATTTTGCGTAAGGAATAGTCTTTGTCATAATACGTTTCAAAGTCTACGGTTATTAAGTCCATTAACTATACCATACCAACTTTAAACGCTTCGCAATACGCTTTTACCTCCTCTTTGGGTATCCCTGTGTCTTCGGAGGTTCGATTTACTGTGTTATATCCATTTACAGGGTTAGAAAAGTACTCACCCAACTGTGTTACGGTATTCCAACTACATTTTACATCGTTTAATACATGCGCCTTTACAGTCATAACTTGTTTCCTTTTTGGTTTATTAAATATCTCATCTTTGGAATAGAACACCTTCTCGTAGTTGTCCCAGTAGGTCGGCGCTGTTGGACGTTGGCGGCTACCCTTACTCACTTTCAACTCCTTCTATTAACTTGTTTAGGTACCATTGCGCTTTCTTTAAGTCCTCTAACGGCTTGTCCTTACGCTCGTACCTCCAAAGGTATTTCAGACAAGCACCTTTGCAGTAACCCTTGAATGCTTCGGGTGTCATAGACTCTTGTATACCCTCAATGCATTCGACCTTGCCGTAGGTATAGTGGCTTGGGCTGTTTACCATGTCTTCTTCCACACCATTTGCCCACGCCTCTAACCCTGTCTTTTCTATAACAGGTATTTCTCTCTGTAACCGTTCCCAATCTTCTTTACTAGCCATACTATCCTCCGAGGATTAGTTCAATGTCATTCATGTTGTCTTCGTTTACTACGCACGCAATTCCGTACGCTCCACTTATCTCTTTGAGATTCTTTTCCTGTAGTGCTGTTGGTGTGTTCTTACCCGCCTTACACTCTATCCCAAAGAACTTACCTTTGTAGCATCCAACTATGTCAGGTACTCCGCTCTTACCGTATCCCCCAGTAGCAGGGAAAAAGTAGTAACACCCTAACGTCTTTAGCTGTTCAACTATCTTCTTCTTTACCTTCCCTTCCGGTGTCATCGCCATCTGCTTTGCCTCCATTTGATACCAGTTCCTCGTGCCGCCTTGCCGCCCATGCACGCTCTTTGTCTCCTACTATCAGCGAGGCACCATAGGTCATTACACAGAAACCTACTACCAACACCACACCAAACAAACATGATAATATTTGACCTATCATAAACACCTCATTTCTCTACCCAAAAAGTATGTTCGTCAATACGCACACCGACACCTTCTACGTGTGTAGTTGGTGGGGTCGGGTCACATATCATAAGTACCGATAGCTTTTCTTCAAGCCATTGCGGTAGTCCTTTATCCAAATCATATATCCCCTCACATTCCGAGTCAACACAATTCATACCCAAACACGTTACCTCGATACTGTTAGTGTACCCCAGCGTAGAAACGCGGTAAGTGTTTGGCATACTAAGCGGATCGTCCCATATCGTGTTACTGCGTGACATAGAAGACGGCCTCACTATGACGATACCCGACTTGTGGTATGAATGCGTCCTCCTCACATATCGACAGGGTAGACAGTTTACCTAACACCCCCTCTGGTAAGGTGTCCTCGTAGTAAGTAGCCCACTTTAGAGTAGCGTTTCTGGCAAGCCCCCGAATATCTTCTATAGGACATACATCGAATGCTTGGTTACCTAATTTCTCATACACCCGCACGACACTTAAAGATAGGTTACGATCTTCTTCTGCCTGATCCTTTATAGCCTTACCCGCACGTAAGCCAGTTAGGTTGTTAGCTAGGGACTTGTCCATAAACTCATGCCCAGAATCCAACAGTAAGTACATCTCCTTTAGTATGGGGGCACATGCTTCCTCCATATTCTTATCCCAACTAGAACCAAACATATTACGCCATATATTTGAGTGCGCCTCAGATGAGGAACTCCGGTACCTATACGCGGCGTCCTTGTACTTGTCAATACTAACAAGAGCCACCTCTTCATGGGAGAACCTGCGCAGGTACTTCTTTGCATTCTTTAGCCCGACATGAGCTAGGGTACTAACTTTCGTACGAAACCCCTCAGAGTGGTTGTCGTACTTGTTGTTCTGTATGTCCCTACTGTGTACGACATACACTAACTTCTCTTTGGCATAGTCGAAGTCTACATCTATCCACCCCATAACGTACTCATCGTCAGCCATGTAAACGTGATACACCGAATGGTTAATATCGCTACTACTAGCGCGTACCTCACACCCCCTGAACGCTTTCTTTACCTCTTGTGCAAACCACTGCATCTCTTTGCGGTTAGTCGCATTGCCTATCAGGTTAGGCTCGGGGGAGGTAACAACCTTTAACACCTCTGCAACAGTGTGTATTTGACATTTGCCGTGTATGTCATACATATAAGTAGCCATGCTATTTCACCTCTCTGTATTCTTCAAATGAGTCATTGAACTCACCCATATCGTTAACCCACGCGTTAAACTTGGTGCGGAACTTCTTAGGGTCACTTGTTAGGCTGACGTTAGTAGTTGGGTTTGTGTGTCCCCAGTACCTGTTACCTGTACTCTCCGCCAAACGAGTTAGGAACGCGTGTAACATAACCGTGCGGTTCTCATGCTGTGTATCGTTAAGTAACTCTAAGAAAGGACTACCCCTCATATAACCAGATTGAGCAAGAGCGTTGCTGTTGGACTTCCAGTCCATGGTACCTTCGAGTATCGGGGCCATAGTCCATGCCCAGTGTAGGTACTCGTCAATAGATTCCTTGTACGGTGCCTTACGCTCTTTGTTAACACGTACTCGTGTGACAGGTAACGGGTGCGGTTCGCTGGTAAGCGTCCACTCCAAGGCATTGTGTCGGTAATCATGGTATTCTTTAGGCCGACTTGCGGTAAACACTACGGCCTTATTAGGGTCTTTGGGTAGGAAGTAGCGTTTGTCATCATACCGTATGTACTGCTTGCCTCCGTCCACTATGAATAACATGTTAATCGTCATACACCGCGCAAGGAAAAGGTACCTGCCAGTGTGTGCGTAGTCACCGCCCCCGTTGCGGTACTCTACTGTGTCAGTGTTATCGGCATTGCGAGTCCAGACCACTGCGGCATTAGTGATGTCAGCGTGTTCCCCGCAATCTGATAACATGTAACAGTGCGGTGATACCTTGATGATACATTCCCACTTACGTCTGCGGTCACCCATAGGCACTATGTTACTACCCCTGATAGGTTTGGTGTTGTTGTACGCATGTTCCACGTACGCGAAATTGTGTAGATTAAAGTTGTA